TTGAAAAAGCCTTTAAAATACATCAGTAAAAAACGTGCAAAATTAGAAAGAAATAGATTTAGTTTATTTACTGATAATTTAGATAAGTGTTACTTCTGTAATAAGCCTAAAGATGACTTACATGAGTTACTGGGTGGTAGAAACAGAACTAACTCTATGAAATACGGATTAGTATTACCCGTTTGTAGAAAACACCATAATGAAATACAACACTCTACGGAATACAAAAAAGTGGCACAAATGAAGTTTCAGGAAGTTTATCCTGAAGTTGATTTTGTTGAGATATTTAAGATTAATTATCTTTAGAATTAAACTTTTAAAATTATATATTGTAATTTTATGTCACATTGGTGTATAATATTTATCAGAGTGACACATGATTGTTAGGTGTTCTACCTCAGTCCATATATATAAATTTTCAAAATTTTTTATAGATGCGAAGGAGGTGAGGTCCTATGATTGAAGGAGGAAATTGTGAACAATTTAACATTGTTCCTAATATTTCTAATACTCCTAGTATTAGAAGAAATTTTCAACAACAAGAAAGGACATTAAAAAAGAACACCGTATCAACTAGAACGGTGTTCACATGGTTATAAGGACTAAGTGAACACCTGACATTGCAAATCAAGTATCACTCTTTTTTATGTCCATTAATATTTTAATCAATAGTTAAGAAAATATAACTATTTCTTGGTTTAATATATTATCACTTGTACCACTAAATGTCAATACATTTTGTATCACATTTGTATACATTAATATAAATAACTATAGTAATAACATAATCAAATTTACTTTTATTAACAAATACATTATACCACAATTTGTATCACATTTGCAAGTCGTACATGGAAATAATGGAATAAATTAAAGAAAATAAAAAAAACTGGTTTTGAATGAAATTATTCACTCTTAACCAGAATTTTTTTATTCTACTTTAGTAAGTTGTTCTTTCGTTACCCAGCCCCTGTCTCCGTTATGAATTTCTTTTCCTACGGAAATATGGTAAGGTCTTTTAGCTTCCTTATTAATTAATGTAATATATCTTATATCAGTTTTATCAGTAGGGTTTCCGCCGTAATTTGCAGTTCTACTACCTGTTCCATCACTTGCAGCAGTAGCATATCCTTTAACACAGACTTTGTCTCCTATTTTAAACTCTTCAATAGGAGTTGGAGTTGGTTCAGGTTTTGGAGGTTCAGGCAATATTCTAATAAAGCCCCTAAATGGATAATTAGCACTTAATCCCCAACGACCATTTGTATTGTAATTCTTTGTAATGTAGAATGGTTTGGAACTTCCATAGGCACTTTGTGCAACTCTTATGCAATTGTTGTCTATTATTTCAATAACTATACCAACGTGTCCAGCTAAAGAGCCTTTGCCCTCCCAACAAATGATGTCTCCTACTTGTGGTGTTTTATAAACTGATAACCCACTAGCAATTGCTCTTTCAATAAAGTTTTCAGCATTACAATTTAAATGATATTTTTCATATCCCAATTCAAGTTCTTCATTAGCAGCTCCACAGGCATAACCAACACAATTAGATAATACATTACATAATTCATCAGTTGGTTTACCCTTTATACAAGTAGAATAACCCCCACTTGATTTTGTTATATAATATTTATTCCCTGCTTCGGGTCTAGTTGTTCTTATCATTATTCTTCCACCTCCACATCTTCTAGCATTTCTTCAAATGGTATTTCATTAAGCATATTTTGTGTATCATAAGGCTCTACATTAGGGTCTGCACCTATTCCCTCTTCTTCCATGATATAATTCTTTTCGTATTCTTCTACTAATTCTTTATTAAATTCAACTTCTACTTCTTGTCCATCTTTTAAAATGTCTTCCATCTTACTCACTCTCCTTTTCCAAAATTGTTCCAAATGATTTAAATATTTTGTCTTCAAATGTTTTATATACTGCATCTGCTCCAATAAAACTTATTAGTCCTACCCATAATGAATTAACAAAATTTAAATCAGTGAAAGTCAAACTAAAAAGAGTACCTATGAGCATAGACACTCCAAAAGAAGAAAATATTATATTTTTGCTGTTCTTAAATTTAAAACCCTCTTTTATTTTTTGAACTAATGTAGTTGTTATGATACTACTTCCAACAGCTACTATTAATACATTTTTTAATAATTCAAAATTCATTTTTATTCACTCTCCTTTAATATCTTTTCACAATGTTTTTTCGTTAAAGAATTGTAACCTTGCCCGAGATAGGTATCACAGGCTACCATTCTTTCGCCAAGTGGAATATTGTCATTCCATATGACTGATTTTAAACTCATTTGTTGAGTTGTATTTAATCTGTTGAGTATTTTTTCGTTAGTATCTAAATATGCTTGATAGAACTTAAATACAGCCCATATCATGCCGACAAAAAACACTAATAGAAGATAATACTCTTTTGCTTTCTTTAATTTTTCCATTATTTATCCCTTTCTTTAATTTACTTCCAACACCCTATTGCCATGTAAGAAACTTCAAAACTCTGTGTACTGCTCCAAGTACCAATTATTCTAAAATTATTTATATTTGCTGCACTTGGCGGATACATCTTTTGTATCCAAGCACCATAACCACCACTAGAACTAACACTCATACTAAATGATGTTGGTTTATCTATGAAACTCACTGGGAAATCACTAAATGATGTCAATATTTCAGAAACATAGAACGCACCATTATTTATTGAATTAGTTATTGCTACGCTTAATAATTCTTTTTTTGCTGAGCATATCATTGTTCCATCACTAAATTTAATCCAATTACCCTTTGTATTCGAACCACTTTCTACCACATATCCAGCAAATGGTGTATATTCTGTAGCACTTGCACTTTCTTCTATTTGAAATTGTAATACCAAATCATTGAATGTTCTAGAATCGCTACCAAAATAGCCTATCCAATGAAGTCTAGTTTCTTCTGTTAATGTAAATGTTCCAGAATAAGTGGTTCCATCAGAAACACCAGCTTCAATACTTTGTAAAAAAACGTTAGTACCATCATATACGTTTGTTCCATTGCTCTTCTTTAAATAAAATATAATAGGATTATTCGCTAATGAACCACTTACTTTTTTTATTGTCGCTGTATATGTTCCAACTTTCAAAATAATTCCTTCTTTATCTTTATTAGCATTTGGACTATCTAAAAATATATTTGTTTCTTTAGTTGATGTACCATTTATCTTTATCTGATTATCAGTATTACTAAAAGTTACACTATTACCAGTAATTTTAGAATTTCCTACATTAAAAAGATTTTTAAACATATCTATACTTGTTATACCATCTTCTATATATTCCATTCTAGTTGCATTGAATGGTGTTGTTTTATCAGGTAAATTCTTCCAGTCTTGTTTTACATAACTCATTTAATTTGTTATTAGTAAGTTCTCTATTTCCATTTTCCAATTGCAATAATAGCGAGTTTATAAGTTCTTGTTTCGTTTGATTCAACTGGTCTAAGCATTAATGCTCTTCCTATAGAACTTTCAGTACCATTCATTATATATTCTATAATTCCACCAACTGAATTAATAATGGCTGCATTCACAGTTGGTCTTGATGCAAATTGTGCTGGATAATCTCCCAAAACACAACTATCACTTTCCCATAAAACTCCCCATTTTTGTGAACTCTTAAAAATAAAATCATAGTCTTTTATAATAGTGCATATCATTGTACCATCATTAAATTTGATATAATTTCCATTATCGTTGTTTCCTGTTTCATAAATGCTTCTATTATCTAAATCATTAAAATTATTATTTAGATTATTAGCATTTATTGGTGTTGTTGTATTAGGTTTATCCTTAAATTCTATTAATACCATATATTCGGCTTTTAACTTGCTCTATCTATAATTCTTCTACTAACATATATGTATACATATCTGCACCTTTAATTTTTATAGTTGGTGTTCCACCAGAAGCAACCGAAGCATAGATTTTATTTGAACCAGTTGTGTTCAATATGCCGTGAGTAATCATAAATCTGTCAGTAGTTTTCTGTATAGAACCATTATATTTTGATAACATACCAGTTTTTATATCATAAATTCTTCCATAAACTGCTTGTGAACAGTCTTCTGCTAATTGATAGTAGAATGTAACTTTTATTCTTGTTACATTGCTATCTACAGAAACACCTCCATCTGACTCTAGATTAAATCCATTTCCAATTTTAGATACTGCAATATTAAATGGAATATACAATGTTGCCCATGCCGTAGTTGCAGTAAGTTCAGCATTAGCAGATAAAGCAACTAATATAGCACTTTTATTTTTACATTCTTCAAAATTATCATTCAAATTCCCAGCATTAATTGGCGTTGTGGTATCTGGCTTGTTCTTAAATGTTATCATAGAGAACCACCTCTATCAGAAGAGCAAGTTATTTTATTTAAGCCTGCCCTCCTTTCATAATGAGAGGTGCTGTTACTAAATAACTGCCACCTCTCTTTCTCTTGAATATTTTGTAAGCCCCCCCCGTGGTTACTTTGTAGACTTAGATTTTTTTGTTTCATCTGAAACACTCTCCTTTCCTTCGTTAAACTGCATCATTGCAGTTGTAACTTCGTTTTTTTCATTTTGTACTAATTGGTTGAATATCTTTTCAACAATTGGTCGCAATAAAAAAGCCGGTAGTTCCGACTTGTTTATTGTATTGATTATACTTTCTTCTGTATCTTTAATTTTCAATATAATTGGTTTATCCATTTTTTATTACTCCTTCTAAACTTTTAACTTTGTTTAATAATGCCTTACACACAGTTAGCAAATATTTATCAAGTGCGTCACTGTCGTAACGCATTAAATTAACGACTTTATCTTTACTTCTTTTACCTTCTAAGTTGAAGTTTAAATCTTTGCCATTTACAATTGCTTTTTCATTATAAATTTTAAAGAACTTATGGTCTTTGTCTAACTTTTCTATTTCATCAATGATAAAGCCATACTGGTGTAGGTCTTGATATAAGTTGTACTTGTAGTCGTAGCTATACAAGTTCATTTCATTTAAAATTTGTAAAGCTGTATCGTATTCTTTATTGAACTTCTTAAGGTTCTTTTTAGCATTTCTTGATGAGACATCTCCACCGGTTGTTTTAACCTTACTGTTTGAACTGCCCACACCTGAGCCCGCATATACTCCACCATTTTTAGCATTTAAATTGACGCTTTCTTGAGCGTAAAGGTACATGCTACCACTATAGCTAGATGGTTGGTTAGCGTACCCGGCAACTATTTTAAAATAATCTCCACTATCATATCTAACCGCTTGTTTACCTTCAATGTTCATATTTCCATCGCTGGTAATGAAAGTAGTACTTTTTCCATAAATACTTAATTGATTAATACTTTCTAAAAGAAATCTCTTTTCGTTGGTACTATAAGCCAAACTAGCCATTTCACTTCCAAGTCCTGTACGTGAACTACTATTTCTGAACGAAATACCACCAGCAATACTTCCTTGTGTTGCAACGTTTAATGCCGAAACATATGGATGAGCCGAACCTGTATATAATGCTCTGATAAAACCGGTACCGTTATAAATGTCCACTCCTGATGTAGAAAGAACTCCACTGCTTATTTTGTCTGCTGAAAGTGTACCTGTTGTTATATTATCAGCATTTATTTTTTGAGCACTAAAGTTTTCTGTTGTAATTACATTAGAACTTAATCTACTTGAATTTATTGTTCCACTTGTAATGTTGTCAGCGTTTATTTTTTGAGCATTAAAATTCTCTGTGGTAATAAAATTACTAGTAACTTTATCTGCAGTAATCGTACCTGTTGATATCTTGCTTCCATCGATAGTTGTAGTTTCATTATTATTAACTGCTGTTATTAGTCCAGAAATGTTGATTTTAGAGGCTTCTATTTTAGCGGTATCACTCGTTAAATTTATTTGAGCTACAATTTTATCTTTATCTACTTTTTTTGAAACTTCCAAATTTATTGAAGTAGCAGTTTGAGTAATTTTAGAATTTAATTCTATTTTTGTAGCGAATTGTTCAGTATATATGCTTTTAGCCATAAGTCTACAATAAATAGAAGCTGTTTCATGACCTAAAAGTGATACAGAATAATTACCTTCTGTTAGTGAAATTTCCGGATAATCAAAATACTCAATATTTTCATTTTCTAATGCTTGCAATATTCCTGCAGAAGAAAATTCTGTCCTGTGTATGACGTAACATTTTTGTTTTTCATAATCAAGAACAAATTCATCATAAGTATTTGTATCTAAAAACCATAAATCTGCTGGTAATCTATATGTTACTTCATAATCTCCATTTTTAAAGGACAAATATCTTTCTAAAGGAAATAAATCGTCACTCGGAAATAAATCATTACTTGGATACAATAGCGAAAGACTTTTAGTAGTAGGTCTAATTTTTACATAAATCGGTTCACTATTTCCAGCTACATTTTCTAATGTAACAGTACCAACTCCATCAGCAGTAACTGAAACATCAGCCACTTCGCTTATTTCGCTTTTGATTTGGTCTATTTCAAGTTGAAACTCCGTTATTGATTTTTCGTTATTACCAACTTTTTCACTCAATATTTTTAATTGTGCATTATCTCTTTCTTGGCTAATAGTCAACCTTTTTATAGCACTATCAGTATCATTTGTTACTTTTGTCTCTTCTTGTTTTTTCGTGCTAATATTTAGTGACATTGTACCAATCCATTGACCATTAAATTCTATATCATATTGTACAATAGTTGGATAAGATAGTTCCCCATTAACGAAAGTTATTATACTACCAGGTTTTATTGAATAATCTATAGGACATTTTTTAGTCGTAAATGAATAAAATTCAAAATTATTAATTTGACTAAAAATATAATCAATTTGAGATTGGCTAGTTATAAAAGGATTATCAGTATCAACATAAATAGTATCTCCATCAGTAGTTCCTTTTTCATATACTAAAAGACCATTATCATACACAACTCGCGTGATTTTATGTTTCTCTCCTATTTTATAATCGCCTAACATCTGAAAATCAATTGTCTTACTTGAAGTTTTTTTAATTTTAGAAAATTTTAATTTGCCAAGTTCATCTATATAAGCAAATGACGATTGCAAAGTTGCAATAAACCTTATATACTTTCTAGCACTGATAGTACTATCATACCAACTAACTTGTTCTTCTTGGTCTAGTTCAGTTATTCCTAACTCAACACCTGCTTTTGTACAGATATCTGATAATATTTCTAACAAAGATACTTTACCAGTAGAACTTAAATCAATGATATTTTTTGCATTATAATTAAATTCAAAATTAATCATATTATCAATTAATTCATAAGTAATACTGCCATCTTCATTTTCATAACAATTATCAACAAGCAAAGTGGCAATTGTATTTTCATTTTCTTTCAATGTTACAACACTTGGCGTTGTGACATTTGCTCCTTTATCAAGAACTAAATTAAATGAATTTGCAGCTGTACTTCCAAGAAAAAATGTATCGGTATAAAGTGAATATTCATTTGTAAGACTTCTATAATATTTATAGTCTATAAGCACGCCATCAAAATAAATCTCCATTACTGACCACTCACTCTCTTTTTTTGTACTAAATTAAAAGACAGTGTATAATCTCCTGTCTCCAAAATTTCCCAATTAAGTCTAGAAACTCTAAACTCGGCAACTATGTATCCGCCTTCGTAAATCGGATGTAAGCATTTAGCTTTAATAGGATTTTTCTTAATCTGCTCACTAATTGAAAAAAATTCTTCTTCACTTAAGCATTTATAAGAAAATTTAAGCTTACTCCAACGCGTACTGATAACTGTATCAATTAAGTCGCCAGTCACAATACTTCTATATGAATTACTGTCTAAATCTTCACATTCGCCAGAATAAGAGGAAGGACTTAACATCTTTTGATAACTACCGTTTATTTCTATATACCAAACATTCATTAAACAACACTCCTTCCTGTTTTCCTTTTTTCACTATTAATGTAATTTACACTTGCTTTGCCTACTTCCCTTACGGATATCTGTGGATTTAAATCTATATTGTCCACTTTTTCAATTAAAGTTTCAAGCAGTCTACAAGTTTCTTCGTTGTCACTATTGAAATAAGCACTTGAGTTAAACTTTTTCGGTATAACAGCTTCGCCTTTATGAATATAAGCTAATTGGTCATTAGGAACATAATTAGTACCAACATCATATGAAGCTACTTGCTTACTAAAGTTATCAACAGATATATTTCTTGGAGTTAGTTTAGCAAATGCTTTCTTTATTTTATCAAAGAAACTTGATATTTTTGAAGAAGCAGAACTTGTATCAGCAGTAACATTCACTTTAAGTTCTGGTTTTACTTCACAGAATTTTTTTAAATCTTCTTTATAATTATTTAACTCTGCTCTTGACAAACCTGTCTTTTCTGTTATTTCATCATAACTTTTCCCTTGCTCAATTAAATTATCAACAATTGTCAATGTTAAATCTTTATATTTATCTTGTATTTCAACAAGACTACTTGTGTTCTCGCCTTGACTTTTTAACTTTTCTATTACTAAATCATTTGCAGCTATTTGTTCTTTTAATTTACTTAATATTGCTGCTTTTTCTTCGTTGTTTAGTTTTTCTTCTTCATATTGTTTATGTAAATTATCAACAATATAACCAGAATTTATTACAAATTGTTTTGCATTTTTTAAATATTCTTCACTATGACCAAATATTTGTGAAGTTAGTGATGAACTTAAAATCAAAGCTTTTGTAATATTTTCTTGCGTACCTTGCATCTCGTAGAAAATTTCTCCTAAATCAGTTGCGTTTTCTGCCCATTCTTTAAAGGTTTCATTTCCCTGTTCTCTAAGTGAGGTTATTTGTTCTTTTAAATTTTTGTTTTCTTCTTTTATATCTTTTATAATTTTAATGGTTATAACAATTGAACCAATTGTAGCTAACGCATATAATGAACCTATTAATCCAGCTCCGCCTTTTGAGCCAAGAGATACAAGCAATTTATCAACACTGCCTTTTAAAGCTTCAAACTTTTTTACTAATTTATAAGCAAGTACAGCCTCTATTAGTAATATTATTAATTCCTTATGCTCAATTATCCATGAGCCTATAGGTTTTAAAACATTATTGTATAATCCTTTTAATTTATCTGCTACGTTTTCTATAAATTTAACAACTTTTGTATTAAGTTCAATGTTCTTGAAATTATCAGTCCAGTTAAAACTATTAGAAGAACTAGTATCACTATTCAAATTTGTGATTTCATCTATGCCTGCTAAAGTTTTAGTAGTATTTTTTGCTGATTTACTTAAATTATCCATTGATTTTGTTGTTGCTTTAGCTAATAAATCTACCCCTGTTAATGCACGTATAAAAACATTAATATAACTTACAGCCCTTATTGTAAAATTAGCTATTTTTTCTATCAAAGGAGCCATTATAGAGCCTAATCCTATCCATGCTGACTGCAATTTATTAGCATTTTCTGTATCTTGAGATAAATATTGAGAAGAAGCTCTACTAACTAGTGAAAAAATACTTCTAACTGAAATAAGTGATAATGTAAACTTTTTGATTTTAGAAATACCTTTTTCAAATGAAGAAGAAAGCTCATTATTTAATTTTTTTGGTGCTTGAGAATTATCTAAATTATTCAACTCATTTTTAAGTTCTTTTATTCTTTCGGAATATTTGCTTAGACTTTTAGTTTCGTTTTCTAGATTTTTAGCAAATTCAGTTGTATTTGGATAGTTTTTAGTTTGCTCTATTATTTCAGGAATAGAAGAAGCAAGAACATTAATCTTTTTTAATTCAGCTTCCATATCTTTAACATCAGAATATTTTAATTTTATACTCAATTCTTTTTTCTGTTTATCTGTTAAATCCTTATATTTTTCATTAATACTATTTAAATCATTTAGTGCTTTTTCCACTTCAAATTTTGGCTCTACACCCTTTGAAACCGTGGATATAAAATTGTTAACTGTACTTTTTAAAGCATTCATTTTCTTTGTGAATGGTGCAGTGATAAGTTCAAGGGTAACACCAAATTTTTCATCATTCATAATATTTTTGTCCTCCTTTCGTTACATAATGTTTATTTAAACACTTTGGTTTTTGTATAGTTGCCTTTCTAGGGAACAATTCTGGCGAAGCTTCTTCTGGTGTGTTCGGAAACAAATTTTCCTTTTCGCAAAATAAATCATTAACTGCTGCCTCAATAAGATTTGCTTCTTTCCACATTTTATAAGCTAGACCTTTTCTTCTTTGTTCCAAACTATGATAACATTCTTCTAGCGTCATATCATATAAGTCACTATATTTAAAATCAAATTTTAATAGTTCATCATAAAGAAAGTTAATTATTTCTGTATAATTTGTTTCTGTTCGTTTTCTGCTGTCTGAAGGAGTTCCTCTGTTTGCTTTTTCATCTGGTCCAACTCCTCCTTCGTTAAGAAACCCGAAACAACCAACGCCTTATAAATTACATCATATAAAATTGTTTCTAAAGTATAGCCGTTATCTATTAATTCATCCATTAAATTGCATGCATCAGCTTTGCTAAAATTAGGTACTTCTGCCTTTCTCAATGATTGAAGTAAAGTAACTAATGTTGTATGGCTATAATCTCTTATAAAATCCAACATTTTACATTTATTCTTTTCTTCTAGTGATATACACTCAGAAGTTGTTAATCTAAATCTTATAACTTTTCCATTTAATTCTAATTCAAAATATTTCATATAATTTTCTCCTTTACTTAATTTATTATTAAAAAAATAGGGTAACTAATATAATAACTAGCTACCCTATAAATCTGCTATGCACTAGTTGAAGGAACTGTAGTTTCCACTTCTTTTATTGGTCTAAGATATAATGTGAATTTATCTATCTCGTTTGTGCCTATTTCATTAAAACTATAAGCAACTTTACTCTTAAATTTGTGAACAATACCATTAGACCTTGTTATTTTAAAGAAGTAAGTCTTTTTACTTGTAGCTAAGTCATCAACTAGGTTTATATTTGCGTTAGTATCTGGGTTTTCCATATTAAAGTCTATATTTAATTTAACAGCAGGCTTTAACCCAGCTTTACTTGTTTCAAATTCTAAATTATCTAAACTTGTAGTATCTATATCATTTGGTTCTTCGCCAATAACTGGCACTTTTAATAAGCCATATAATCTTGAATAAGTACCACTTTCTGTTTCCGAATATTCAATTTTGCTTCCGGCACTTACAGTATAATCTGCCTCACGGTCATCTGCAAATCTTTGAATATCTAATTTTAATTTTTTCATATTTCTTCTCCTCTCATTAAAAAACTAATTCATGATTAGTCTCATTCATTTTAACTTCGGCAGTGATTTGTTTTTTTATCAAATCATCACTTTGGTCAATATCTTTTATAGTCACTTTAAAGTTAAGCTCTTTTAATTTATTTACAATTTTTTCTGACATCAAATCTAGTATTTCAAGTGTATTTGACGTCATATCATTTTTTCTTTCTAAGATGCCATATAAAGATAACTTGTAAACATCCTTTTTATCAAAGGACTGACTTAAAAATGTTTTCTGAAGTGTGTAACCAAAATATGTAGTTTTTTCTTCAATTATTCCATCCGGTAAGAATGGACCACATTCTAAATCGTTTATTTCATCTAGTTTTTCTTGTATCAAAGTTCGTATCATTTAAACACCGCCTTCAAATTTTCTTTATATATTCCTACATTTTTCTGTAATGACAAATAAAAATGTGGATTTGCTTTTCTTCCCCATGTTCCTGTAAGTAAATTTTGTAAATACGTTGCATAATTCCAGGGCGCATCCGTTGTATATGGATAACCATGTGGAAAAATATTAGTACTTTCTCCTAAAGGTCCAGTACCCCAATTGATAAAATGTGCTAAAGGTAAAGTAATTGTTCCACCTTTTCTTCTTTCCCAGTCAACCATTAAATCACTTGTTATTCTAGTTTTTATTACACTACCATTGTTGATAGTATCTTCAACTTTAATACTGGAAATATAGTCTCCACCCTTGTATGGCGAAGTTTCTATAATATCTTCCCATACTTTCTTAGCAGTATCTCTTTGTGCTTTAATCAGTTTTGGAATATATTCTTTATCAATTTTATTTTCAATTCTTAAAACCATTTTTGAAATGTCCATCATATTTCTAGCAAGTCCACCCATTTTAATTTAACAGACTTTATTTTATATTTTTTCTCACCTTGAAACAAATAGTATTTTGAAATATTGTCTGGCTTTGTTACGACCTTTTCTTTTAAATACTTTTCTAATTCATTTCTAATTGATGTAATTCTAATCATAGAAGTAATATCAGCCCCATATATTGAGGCTGATACTTCATCTGTTAATTCCTGCTTTTGAATTGAAAATGTTTTGATATAGATATAAGTTTCAACTTTTGCTCCATTTTTAGCTTTTTGTTGTTCAACTTTTTTTAAGTCAATCGTGTTTTTATAACGTAATTGCATAATTACAACACCAACCTTTTTCCATTTTTCACTATATCATTACGCATTTGTTCAGTTGGGTTCTTGAAAGTAGAGCTTTTACCGCTTTCGCTTAAACTTTTTACATCTTCAGTACCCCTTTGTAAATAAACTGTCTTAACATATTCTTTTATTTCTGATTTTAGTAATTGTATATTACTTTCAGTATTTTTCCTATTAGAAAAATATAAGGCATTGAATATAGCATCCTCTAATAGGCTTTTAAGAACGTCCTCATCAGAAGAATTATAATTATCTGACAAGTCGCTTTTAATTTCTTTTAGTATTTTATCTTCCATATCAACACCTTATCCTTTCTTAAGCACTTATTGCTGTTTCTGCATAGTAATAGATAGCTTCTTTTACTAATGCTTGAATACCACTATATACGAATGTTTCTAGTGCTATAGCATCATCGAAAGGAACTTTTTCTGCGTCATATTCACTTAAATAATATGGTTCAGCTATACTTTCTTTTAGCATAACGAAACAATGAACACCTTCTGGTAATCTGTTACTTTCGTATACTTCTATGCTATCGTACATACCAATTAAACCATTAGATGGCACTGTACCATTTGGTAAACTATCTAGATAATTCTTTAATGCTTTTCTATATGTACCATCAACTACAATTGCTAAATCTTCAGCATCAAGCCCATCAATAAAATCACTAGCAGTATTTTTTGCTTTAACTATCATAGCGTCAATTATATCAACTTTGTTTGTTAAACTTTCACTGTTTTCAAATAAAGTTCCAGCAGTTTTTGCACATGTAAAGAATTTTCTATCTAAGTATGCTTTAATTCTTTTTTCAGCATTTGCCTTTCTCTTTTCTGCCATTCCATCAATACCATAAAGTTTTACATCTTTTAATTGTAACTCTTCTACTATTTCCTTATCGTCTGTTAAGTTAACAATAATAGGCTCTGCTTTTACTTTATCGCCCTTTGATGCTGTTCTAGCAGTTCCTTTATCCTTTAATTGAGCATTTACAAATCTTTTGTACTCAACACTACCTGATGTAGGTTCCCCACTTCCATTTTTAGCTTTTAAAGCTTCGCTGACACAACCGGCTTGTATGTTTTCAATAACACCACCTAGTATTTCAGCTAGATTATCCATAACGCTGTCGTTTAAATAATCTTGAATATTTAATGATTTTGTTCTTGCCATTTTTTTCACTCTCCTTTATCTCTTTCTTTGCAAGAAAAAAAGCAAGTTAATAACTCGCTCTTGAAATATTTTTTTTGGAATTTTCTGTAGTTCCAACTACGTATCTAGGACTTTTCTCTTTTAGACTTTCATTAATTCCTTTTTCCACTGCATCCTTAAATAGCTTTGTCATACTTTCAATTTTGCTATTAATTGTCTCAGCACTTTCTCTAGTAAAATCAATCATGTCTAAAAGTTTTACATCTAGTCCTTTTTCATTAGCAATTTGAATAGCAGTATCTTTTAGTTTATAAGCGTTAAGTTCCATTTCGGCTTTATTTGCTCTATCAGTTTCTTTTTGCTTTTCATATTCTAATTTCTCATCTGCTTTCATTTTAGCTAACTTTTCAGCTTCAGTTCTTTTCTCTTCTTCCTCTTTAAGAATTTCAGCCTTAATTTTGTTTCTCTCAGCGTTGATAATTTTGTTCAACTCATCTCTTGAATAAGTTTTCTCTGCCTTATCTTCTCCTTGAGTATTTTTTTCTTCTGCTGTTTCGGTAGCAGTTACCATATCTTTGTTATCTTCCATAGATAACCCTCCTTTTCTTTTACGGATAGAAAATATCCAAATTATTATTCATTACGGCGAATTAACCAAATAAAAAAACATATTTCTATGTTTCATTAGTGCATAATAAAAGCCGATATTTTTTTATCGGCTCTATATTTATAAGCACCATAGAATAGATAGTCAACCCAGGTTCTTATAATCTATAAACTATCTACTCTATGCTACCTATTAAGTAGCAAAAAAGCACTATTTAGTGCTATCATCCAATATATCCATTATTCTTTCTACATCATCAAGTTTTAATTTTTTAGAAATCTCCATTTCAAATTCTAACCATTCTTCATCTTCCAAATCTTTATTTGGAACTTTTATATCATTTTGCTCCAAAAATTTTACGTCTTCCTCTGATAATATATTTCTAGGATTATTCATTTTTCTTTCCCCTTCCTTTGTAAACAGTTTTAATACTTAACTCTTCTCTATCAAGAGCTACCATTTTTTTGTTTTTAAAGAATACTTGGCTATCATTAATCGGATTATACCATTGATTAGTAGGTTCCTGTAAAATCTCTTTTATATCCTCCTTAGTGATATTTCTATCTATCATTCTATCAATGGTATGGAATGTCACTTCGCCAATAACCCCAAAGTTTTTAGCTTGAACATTTTTTAGATATTCTCTTGTATCATTTACTTTTTTATAATATTCATTAAATGATAATGTTTTCTTTTTTTCGCCTATTTCCAAATCTTTCTTATAATGTTTTCCAATTTCTTCTTTAAGTTTTATTTCTTCGTAGTAGTCATTATTATACCTTAATTTAGAATATTCTTCAAGGGTTTTCGGCACTTCGCTAGGTATTATACTTTTCAATTGATTATACTCCGCTATAAGCTCGCTATGGCTCAGTTCAGTAAGATAAGTAATTGTACTTCTACAATAATGAAAATGATTATTAATTGGAGGTAAGTTTTCTCCAACAACAAGCCCTTGTGTATGATATATAACACTTCTATTATCTTTTTCAGAATACCTGCTATATACATTCATCTCATTTAATTTGAATATTTGATTATTCAATGTCTGACACATCTCTGTTGTTCTGTTATCTATTTCAGATATAAATCTACATTCTTTTGCACCATACTGTTTACCTATTTCTAATTTAGAGTAGTTAAATACATTGTCGGTTTGATTTTCTATTGCACCACTAATCTTTCCATCATTTATATTTAGCATTCTCTTTTGTTGCTTAACGAAAACCTTTTCAAATTCTACATCATCAACATTTAATTCATTATTTGAATTCATGCTTATAATTGCTTGTCTTACAAGCTCTTCTGAATTATATTTAGTTATTTCTTCAATATAATTTTGCCATTCATACCCCAAATTATTTACGAATTTATTTAAACTTAATAATGTAATGTTTATGATGTCCAATATTTTCTTTTTTGGTTTTAATTCGTTTAGCACTTGTTTATGTGCTTCTTCTATAACGCTTTTAAACAATCGGCTTTCATTGATACTATTGTTTTTCATCATATGATAATACTCTAAATAAATATAATATTTGAATATATCTATATTTCTTATTTTTTTCATGTTGATAAAACGCTCTGTTAAATAATATATGTAAGAATTCTTGTCCATTGATGTTTTTTCTTTCTTTAAGCATCTTTTAAACTTGTCAATTTCTTTTTGAGTTGCACATTCATATAGTTGATTATAGTTAAATTTTAATGATGCAAATCTTAGTTGGATATTATCTTTAAGATATTTATATTCGTTTAAGTATTGCTCATAATATTTTTTTAGCATTTTATCAACATTATTCCACATAGTATTCTCCTTTATTCTTTATCATTGTTTTGATTATCATTTTGATTTATTATTTTGTTAAAATTATTCATGATGTTATCTTCAGTTTCCTGTTCTTTCTTTTGCTTTTCACTTGTTACATCAATGTCAAAAGGCAACATACTTATACAAGTTTCATCAGATAATAATTGTCTTAATTGTAAAGCCATATTTACTACTTCTTGTTTTTCGGTAGGCATATTTCTTTTTAAATTGACTTGTATATTTCTAAAATCAAAATGAGTGCCTTTCTTTAAATTTATTCTATCTACTATATTTTCCCACATTGCTAACAATTCTTTTTTGAATTGTTTATCTGCTTGAATAATAGCTTGTTCTAGTGGAAAAAACTTCTTTTCTAAAGCACTTGAATTGTCAGCATTAGTAAAACCTACATCTGTAACATTTGGAACACAAATTGTCATTAAGATTAATTCCATCAAAGTTTTTTTGTGATTTTCACTTGCTGTATCATTAATGTTTTTTATTATCCATTCTATTTTTCCAGTTGTATCATCAGTGTAAAAAACTTTTGACTTCAAATATATTTCATCTTCCTTTATTCTTTCAGGGTTTATTATATTATTTTCTGGATTATCTGGGTCTTGAATAAACATTTCATTTGATGGTCTATACCCAGTAATCATTAATTTTGCATCATCGTTGTATTGAAATATATTTCTATTATTTTCTATAATTTGTTGATAACTATCAATTAATGAGATAACTGGCTCAAATATAGCCAAGTTATCAACATTTTCAACTGCAAATGCTGGTGTTAATTTCCACGCTATTTCTTCGCTCATATCATTATCCAATTTATACTCATTAGGTTGAAGTTTAGAATTTTTATAATAAAACTTTCTATTATTAGTTATTATTTCTACCATATTGCAATTAAAACCATCGTTGTCTAATTCTTGCCATACTCTAAGAAGACCGATTTTTTGTAATGGTGCTGAGTAATCATAAATTGCTACACATTGTAAGCTTGAAATATGTGTATAAACTATTTCGTTGTCTTTAGTTTCATAAGTCAAACCATAACATGCTCCTGTCATAAAATAATCTTTTACTAAATCATAAAAAAATGAGCTGTCATCGTTGTAATCTCTAATATAATCAATTAATAATTGAAACTCTTCAGCGTCAGTATTTTTTCCTATTGCTTTATTGAAAAAATCTGTAATTATTTTTATTTTTTTCTTATTATTCTCTTGCTTAATAGAATATTCAGGAGCTTTACCACCAAAATAGCCACTAACTATATTAGTACTATAAAATTCTAGTGGTACATCCACTTCTGTTCTTTTCTTGCCAATATATCTATTATAAAGCATTTTTCTATGATTAAGAATTTTCTTTGCTTGTGTTACTAGTGAATTAATATTTTTTTCTTCTATTAAATACTCTTTTTTGCATTGTATCATTTTTGTTTCTCCTTTCATATTATTGAATTCATTCCAATTGATATTTTAGGCTTATTTGCTACTCTTTCATAAATACCAGCTAGCACATCCTCAATATCATCGTGCTTGTTCTTCCCTTTTCTTTGATAAGTGCTTATGCTTTTATATGCTTCTTTGTATTTGGTCTTCCAATTTAATGGGAAATATACATGATTACATATCCAAGCCGCACTGGAGAGAATTCTTGCTTCTTTGTTTTTAGTTTGTGTGTATGTTTTTATTACGCATTTATAATATTTTTTCTCTCTTAACTTCCTATCAATATTTCGTGCAAAGCCACGTCCACCGTTATTACCTTCAAATTCAGCTTCTGTAACATTGTTATTTATTAGTATTTCTGTACAACTATCTTCTGTTGCTTCCATCGGTTTGTCATCATACTGAATATCTAGAATATAGACATCTCCATTACTTACAATATAAGGAATAGTGACTAAATAGTCTTCTCCAGTATCGGCTGTATCAGTTAAAGAATAAACTTTAGTATAATTAGGAAGTTTTTCCCATTCCAACAAATCTTTATATAACCTATTTTTAATGTCTATTGCTTCTTGCTGATAGTTTGCTAAAACTATATCTTCGTTCATATCTCTTGTTTTAAAAGTATAATCCACCTTTGTTAAGATTTCATCACAAAGCATATTGCCATCATCTAACACAGCTTTATAACATATATGTTCCACTTCTAATTGATTATAGTTTTCTAATATGTATCCAGCCAAATCTTTTGTTGCCCATCTTGTCATAATTATAATGATTTTAAAATTATTTTCAGTTCTTGACAACATTGTATTTTTAAACCAGTCCAATATCTTCTCTAAAACATTGTCATTATAAGCTTCTTCAGCATTTTTTATAGTGTCATCTATTATCATAACATTGCAACCAAAACCTGTGGCTGTTCCGGTAGGCGATGTAGCTAAATAATTTGCTTCTTCATTACCTTTTAATGCCCATTTATTCATTGCAGCTTCGCCATATTTAATTCCTACATTTGGAAATACACTAGAAAAAACACCATCTGTTTCTGAAATGGCATCTCTTACTTGTTTAGCAAAACTACTTGACAACGTTTCATTATAACTTCCTGTCATAACTTTTAATTTTGGATTATTACCTAACAGCCATTGAGTAAATAATGTAGCTGTTCTGCTTTTACCATGTCTAGGTGGCATGTTGATAACTAGAATTTTTTTATCATTTGACATAAAATCTTGTAGTTTGTAGCACAAATCTTTCAAGAAAAACCTTTCTTTTTTGTAGAAATCAGGTGCTTTCAATAAGCAGTAATCCCAAAAGAACCTTTTAGCCAATTCACATTTAGCTTGAAACACAACTTCTTCAGGCATTTTATATATCTCCCGCAAGTTTTCTTAGTTCTTCTTCTGTAAGATTTGCATAAGGATTATTAATACTATGATTTAACTCTTGTTTGTCTTCCCAATTAAAATTGTTTTTTAAATTGAAAATAACACCAGTTGCGTTAGGAAAAAATAATCTTTCTTCTGCGTATACCTCTACTCTATCCTTTGCTTTTTTTACAGTGGGGAAAAACTTTTCGTCTTTTGAATAGTTTAAAAGTGTTTTTCTATCCATATCTAGTGAATATGCTAAGCCACTCATAGTCAATGGTTTTCCTTTTTCTTCGCATTCTTCAAAATACTTTTTGATTTTCTGTTCCAAGATTTGAACATCAGTATACTTTTTTGGTCTACCACCTTTATTTTTAGTAGCCATTTTTACCACCTACTTTTTATTTTTCTTTTTATCAGTATCTTTTACTGCTTTTTCTTCTTTATCTGTTTCTTCTATTTCTTCTTGTATTTCTTCTTGTAATGGTTCTTCATCTTCTGTATCATTACTTTCTTCTATTATTTCTTGTACAACTTCCTCAACAGTTTTATCTTCTTGGTCTGCATATTCAACTATTGCACCAGCTACTGCTTGAACTTTTTCTTCTGTAATCTCTTGTATTTCTTCTATTGCTTCAATTAATTTTTGTCCAGTTGTTTTACAATAATCACAATTATTTATTTCCATAAATCTTTCTTTTGACAATTCAAACTCTTGTCCCTTTTCTCTAATAATTCCTACCTTTATATCTTTAAAATTTATTAATACTCTTGCTTTCATTTTATTCACTCTCCTTTTTTCAATTTCAATTCTTATTTCTTCTAAGCAATTTAACCAATCTTTAATACTAGTGCTTTCGCTGTATTTAAAATTAGCAGGTATTTTGTTTATTATTTCTTCAATTCTACAGTCTTGCATTGACTTATCTAAAATGTAACCATTTACTTTATCTATAACAGTTCTATTTACTCCATTCCAATTTGTAACTATAACTGGTACAGTATGAGCTAGTGCTTCATGTATTGTGTAACAATAGCTTTCAGTATCAGTTAATTGAACAACATAATCAGCATTTGCTAGTTTTTCTTGTATGTTCAAAGTCGGTTCACATTTAATAACATTTGGAATATTTAGTTGTCTAGCATCATTAGTGTAAATATACCACTTATAATTGATTTTTCTTTTGTTTAACTCATTTGCTAATGTTAAAATTCTATCATAGCCTTTTTCACTTGTTAATCTACAAGCTGAAACTAAAGTTAAATATTCGTTTTTTGGAGAATAATTTACTTTCTCCTTAACAACGTAGTTTTGTATAACCACTGCCTTTTTAGTCGAGTATTTTTCTTCAAAACTTCTTTTACTTACTTCAGAAACTGCTATATACTTATCCATCTCAAAAGTTTCGTTATAATTAAAGTATTTTAATTCACTATAATTAGCATGTATCATTTGTATGTAATAGTCAGCTACTATTCCGTTTAAGTTTCCGTCACTACTTGCTTTTATTAACAAATCACATTCGTAAATTTTACCTGTGGTTCTTTTCATAACTTTAATACCATTGTTCATAAGTCTTTGTAATTGTTTTTCATCTGCTTTATCATATAAAAAAAAAACATTATAATAATTTTTTAATTCACTAAGCAAATAATAAATCCAAGTTTCTATACCACCAATTTCAGCTAGATAATGTTGATATAATATTATATTCACATTAATTATCACTCCTTATCTTTTCCCAAATTTCATTTTTGTTAGCAGATAACACAGAAATAACAATTGTACCAGCAAATAATAATATTCCAATAATTGTTGCTAATATAGTTTCTTTCATATCTTATCAACTACCTTTCTATTCCGAATTTTTTCAATTTAGTTTTTTTCAGAATTAAAAAACAACCAGTTAAGGTTGTCTTCAATAAAACTAGAACATCTAGTATCTTGAATAGATACTGTACTGACAATAAATTAGCAATGAGTTTGGTAGTTATCCTATACAAGACCTTTGCTGGTTTCACTTACTAGTCGACTAATAAAACCTTTTACCCTCTGTGGTAACAGACGTTTACAATATTGCGTTTCCTATGCCTCCATAGTACTCTTATATTATCAGTACACTACCTATTCAGGTAGCGTGAACAACGAATTAAAAGATAACATCTAATTATTCCGAGTAGTCATCCTCGCATTTACTTCTACAAATCTAATACCTATAAAGGCATTGCTTCAAAGTAAACAGTGCTAATTAGCACCCTAGAGATATATAGGAGTATCCCCGTAACAGGAGGTAAAGATATATCTCTAGGCTACTAATTGTAGCCACTAGGGATTTCGATGTATAAATGAGTATCTATCTAATCGTACTCATTATAGCAATTATACCACACCTAAACTGCTCATTTCTGCTCATCTTTAACAAAATTGTTATTTTTTGGTGTTTTCCCCTTGTATTCATCGTAATATCTTCTAACTTGTGCAACTGAATAATCCATTTCTTTTGCTATTTGGTTCCAAGTCATCTTTTTATAATCTTTCATAAAAGCAATTGTAAGTGCTGGTTCTGATAGTTTCATTCTGTCTATTTCTTTATAGATGTAGTTTTCACAATTGTTTCTGTCTACATACAGCTTTCTTAATTGTGTAAACAACTTATCAGTTCTAATTATTGAATTAATCATATTAGAATTAGCATTACTGCTACAACTAACTAATACTTCTTTAAGTTTGCTCGCGGATATATTGTAATTATTAGCAATTTCAGTTTGAATGTAATCAATTTGATTATCTATTTTATTTAATCTATTCCATACTTCAACAATACTTAATTCTTCTATCATTTAAGCCACCACCTATCTCTGACATGTAAAATAATGCATTCTTTTATTAATCTTCTTATTATCTCTTTTCTTTTATTTAAAAATTCTTTATCTTCACTTTTTGACTTCAACAAACGAAATCTATGTGTATCATTCTTAAAACCAAATTCTAAATAGACTACGTTATCCTCTACATACTCTATTGTATTTTGTGTAAACCTAAACCCCCTGTTCAATAGTTCTATCAACGACCTATCATAGTTTAGTCTGTACACGCTATCACACTCCTATTAATTCCTTGATTTCTTCTTCAGTATATATTCTGTTTTTATATTTATTATTTAAGTGATTATTTGTCTTGTTAAGTTCTGCTAGTAAAAATTGTCTATTTTCGATGTTTAAAAGCTTATTTAGATTTAGATTTAAAGTCTTAGATAGTTCCATATCGTTTTTAATTTTCCTTCTGTCTTTTCTTACATTTTTAAGTTCTTTGACAATTCTATAACAAGCCTTTGTATCTAATTTCTCACTTTCTATAAAATGTAATAAATCACTTATTCTATAATCTACTGCTTGCAAATTAGCACTTAAGTTATTTGTATAAGATTGTAATTCATTCATTAGCTCAGATATTTCTTTTACCTTTTCTATTATTTCCACATTTATTTATTCCTCCTTTAAATTGTTTCCCATTTTATCAATACATTTTGAATATAATTATCTATTTTTTCTTCTATTGTATCCCCTTTAAACCAACAATTTTGTTTCCAATTGTAAGCAGACATACACTCTTGTTCTATTTTTCCACTTGGATAAATATAAAAGTAAACACATCTACACTCACTTCCATAATAAGTGGCTATCCCGCCTAATGATATACAATAACAATTTTCATTATTCCAATTAATAATTTTTTCTTCAATATCAGAATTAATTGTTATATCTCGGCTATTTTCATAACCACCTTTGCCTCTATATTTCAAATATTTAGAACATATATTTTTAACCATTTCTACCTTATCTTTTGGTATTACTTTTTTTAATTCTTCTCTATCAGCACTACAACTTATTTCACAATAAGCACTAATTTCAAATTGCAAATTGCATTTATCACATTTAACTTTTCTATAATTTGAATATTGTTTGCATATCTTAAAATTATATTCATTATATTCATTACAATAAGGGCATTCTATTCTAAAATTGCTCATAACTATTTCTCCTTTAAATTGTTAATTTCATCTATTAGTTCATTGATTTTATATCTATTATGTGTAATATATTTTGCTAGAAATTCTTTATCATCTATTTTCCCACTTTCTAATTCTAATTTTTCTATCTTCTTTGGTGCTTCTATTATTTCTACTTCATCATTTAAGCATTCTTCTAAATATACTTGATTTTGTAAAGTTCTCCATTCTTGATGCAATTCACTATAATATTGATAACCTCTACCATTTATGGTGAATGTACGTTCCCATATTTTATTTCTATATTTTATTTTTTTAGGTGTTTCTTCTCCATTTGCTATTTTATTTAATAAATCTATTATTTTCATATCTATTCTCCTACTTTCTCTACTAAATCTAATGGAAACAAGAAAGTATTAAAAACATCACCCATTAAACTAAATGCTACATATCCTTTAGGAAATTCAAATATTCTTGTTTCTTTGTTGTAATAATCTGATAAATCAAAATCAAATTTTATTATTGATTTTTTATTAATTAAATTAAAACTTACTCCATCTTTTAGTTTATATTTCATTACTATTACTCTCCTTTTCTATTTCATACATCTTTTCTAAAACTTTTTGATATATTGAATTTCTAGCAATTTCAGGTACATATAAATAATGCTCTTCATATAACCATCTCTTTAATTCGTTCCAGTTATTTTCTAATTTACGATGTTCTTCTTCATCATAACAAAATGTAGTACCAGCCAATTGAGATTTTAATTTTTGATTTTCTTCTTTTATTTGTTTGTTTTCTTCTAATAACATTATTTATCATCTCCTATTCTATTTAATATACTATCTAAATACTCAACAACATTATGTTGATTACTTTCGTCCAAATAATCATAATCAATACTTTTAATGTATTTTATTATTGTATTTAATTGCGATTTTAATTCGTAATTTTCTTGTAGCAAATTGAAAATATTAATTGTTTCTTTATAAGTACAAATATTATCTGTTTCGTTGTATTCATTAGTTTTAAATACTGCGTTTGCTTTTCTATACATAGTTATCTCAATATCTCCATTAGAATTTATTACTCTAAATACGTTCCCCATTTACTCATCACTCTCTACTTTCTTTTAAATAACATTTTATTTTATTTTGTGTATCTCTTTTATTATAAAACCATTCTAGGTCAACATTATCTTTTAGCCATATACCCTTTTCGGTATGACAATTAAAATATTTAACTGGTATAAATACTAATTGTTTACTTAAACCTATTCTACAATTTACTGCATTTCCTCTTATAGCAAGTGGAAGAAAAGGTATATCATGCAAATAAAAGTAATATTTTGTTTTGTAAGGGCTTTTCATTCTCACACCTCATTCAATATCTTTTTTATCAAGCCATTTATAAAATTTATCTAAATCATCTTTAGTTTCAACTCTAAATGACTTATCTTTTCCACTCTGTCTAGTTTTTAAATAAAATATAATTCCATCTCTGGTATCTAAAGTAAACCATAATTTAAAATCTAAAAATTTAGGCATTTTCCTGTTTTCCATTGCAGAATATTGTTTCCAAGAATTATGCTTCATTACATAATCAATTAAATCTTTTAAATCTTGACTATTCATTCTGATGCCTTTATTCTTTCTAATTGTCTCTCTATCTTTTGTTCTTTTATCTTTTGTATACTTTCTTCATTTAGATTATAATATTCCTTAAATTGTTCTAACATCATTGTTAAATCTGCATATTCTTCTTCTATATGTTTATCTAATGGTTTTATATCTTGTATTTCAGTATCAAAATTCCAATGTATTTCTCTTTCAATTACTGCTTCTATAAATTCAAACATTTCCGTTTGCATATACTTTAATTGTGGTATTACACCATAATGTTCTATTATTTGCTTTTCTTTCTCTTTCATTCTGACACCTCTTCTAATAAATCTTCAACAAGTCCTAAATAATGTATTAAACAACCTTTTGTTAAAATAGTGTCACCACGATTGTTATTTATTATATTTCTTGTTTCTTTTGTTTCACTAAATATTATTTTAATAACTTCTTTTTGTTTTTCACATAGTTGTTCTAAACTATATATATAATCACCTATTTTTAATGCATCATCTTTGTGCAAATATATTTCTTTGTCATTATTTTCAAACATTAAATTAATACTTTTTTTAAATTGTTCTAAACTTTTTTCTTTATTCATTTTCTATTTTCTTCCTTCTATTTTGTATATAATCCATGCAATCAATAAACAAATAATAGTTATTAATAATGGTATCCATGTAGGGCTTAACACCCATATCCAACTCCAATTAATTGCCTTAACAAGTTTTAACACTATAAATACTATCTGTAATACTTCCATAAAACCAATTCCACTACTAACATTCGCATTATTTTCATTATTTTTCATTTCTTCTTCACTCCTTTAACTCTGCTACTATTACTCTTTCTCCACACTCGTTTTCACAATATATAAAGCCGTTTAATACATAAAATTTTAAGTAATCAGCGTTTTTTATATCAACTATATCAATTTTCTTTTTCATTTTCTGCCTCAAATTTATCTTTATAATTTTTTAAATAATAATTAATTCTACTAATCATTTCTTCCATATTCATTGGCTTTAAAATTATATATTGGTTTAATTATTTTAATAATATCTACTGTATCTCCGATATTGTCAATTATTTCTTGCATTGGTTTATATACAAACGGTGCTTCATCAATTGTATATTCATTTACAGATGTTGTATAAATATTTTTCATACTTTCTTTATATTCATCTAAATTAAAAGTTTCTTTTGCTTGAATTCTTGACATTATTCTGCCTGCTCCATGAGGTGCTGACTGATTCCAATCATCATTGCCTTTCCCAATTCCAATAATACAACCATCTCGCATATTCATTGGTATTAATACCATTTCACCTGTTTTAGCAGATATAGCACCTTTACGAACTATGTTATCTTCAAACGATATATAATTATGTATTGTTTCAAAATACCAGAAATCCTTCTCAATCATGTCTTGAGTATACCAATCGCAAGGGGACATTGCTTTTTCCCTTAATCTTACACTTTTATATCCTTTATAATAAGGCAATTGAAAATAATTACAAAGTATTTGCTTTGCTATACATAAACGATTATCTTTAGCAAATTCTTGACATATTTTCATATCGTATAAATATTGTGTTCTTAAATTCTTTTCTAAATAACATAAATCTTTTGGTAATTTTGTTTTACCCTCATATTTTTTTGATATTTCAATTAATTTATCTTGTATTTCTTTTTCTCTGTGTTGTTCTTTATATTCCTTTATAAGTTTCTGTTTTGTTTCTTTCATCTCATCTTCATAAGAACAGTATTTAATTGCTTTCTCTTGATATATTTCAGCAACTTGTTTTCCTAGATTTCTTGAGCCTGTATGTATTACTAAATATTTATTATCATTTTCATCAACATCTATTTCTATAAAGTGATTTCCACCACCCAATGTTCCCATAGATTTTTCTAACCAATTATCTTTATTTTTTAATAATTTATAACAATATAGTCGCTCTAACTCTAAAAACTTATATCTTTGATTTTCGTGGACATTCATTCCACTAGGAACATATTTTCTAATAATTTTATCTAATCTTTCTAAATCTAAATCAATATTACCCAATTCAACACATAACATTCCGCAACCTATATCTACTCCAACAATATTTGGTATTACTTTTTCTCCTAAATTTCCAGTAAATCCGATTACACAGCCTTTCCCTGCATGAACATCTGGCATTATACGAACTTTACTATTTTTAAATGTTTCTTGTTTTAATAATTCATTTATTTGATTAATGGCTTCTTTTTCCATATTTTTAGTAAATATTTTTAAGTTCATACTTCCATCCTTTCCAGTTTTTGTTGATACTTCTGTACAGAACCTTTTACAGGTCTAGCAGAAGACCTTTTTAATGTATTAGGTCTTCTACCTGCTTTAATCTTTTTCACAGCGTATTTATCTGTCATGCTTTCTGCTAGCTTAGTCTTAAGCTCTTCTATCTCTTTATCTTTGACTTGAAGTTCAGTATTAAGTTCATTTAGTCTTTTAGTTAATCCTCCTTTAGCACCTCTAACTTCTTTTAAGAGTTTTTCAGTTTTAGATAATTTATCTCTTAATTCATCTACTAATTCAGTACTTCTTTCAAAATCAAATGTTAACTTTTCTATTTGCTCTATATAATCCATTTTTACTTGAGTTAAATCTTCAATTGCATTGTAAGCTTTTTTAAGTTCGCTTTCTAACTCTCTATTCTTTCCGTTTAATTTCGTATTTTGTTCTTTCATATATTCATAATCTTTTTTATAAAATAATTTAATTCTCACTTTCTCTCAACCTCATTTCGTCAACGTAATTGTCTACATCTTCTTCTATATTTTCTTCTTCCTTTTGTTCCAGATACTCATCATAGCCTGGATAATAACTTTCTAAATCCTTTGTTTCCATATTAGCTCCTTAAAATGGTAAATCATCGTCACTAAGTGACACTTGCTCTCCAAATTCCGCGAATGGGTCTGATACTGGTTCTTCTTTCTTTTCTTCAACTGGTGTGTACGATGGCGTTTCTGTTTGTACTGTATAGTCTGCTTCCGGTATTGTATAGCCACTACTGCTAGATTTTGTATCTAGAAATTCTACTCTATTAGCTATTACATAAGTTTCATAAATCTTAGTTCCATCTTCTTTTTCATAATTTCTTGTTTTTATTCTACCATTTACTCCTACCAAACTTCCTTTCTTGCAATACTTAGCTAAATTTTCTGCTTGTTTTTCATAAACACAGATTTTTGGAAAGTCTGCCGGTTTGTCTTCTCCATTTTCATTCTTTCCATTATTAATCGCTATAAACATTGATGTAGCGACCATTCCACTTTCTGTAGTTTTTAATTCAATATCCTTTGTTATTCTTCCTATTAAATTTACACTATTCATAATCTTTCTCCTATTCTTCTACTACTAGTAAGTTATCTTCATTAATTACTAGTTTTAAATTTCCTTTCAATTTTAATTTTTTATATATTCTTTAAGTTCTTTTAACAGAACATCTTTTGTTTTCCAGTCCCCCATATCACACAACACATATAACATTTTTTACCTACCTTCCAAATATTTTAATAATTCAATTTCTTGCGGTGTCATAGTACTTATTCCACACTCATGACACTCGCTTATTAAACCATCCAATAACCCTCTGAATTCGTTTTTATTCATATCACTAGACCTTTTGTATACCAAGTAACTTTTAAATGTATTTCCATTGCTTTTATAAGTACTTTGCAAGTCGTAATACGGAAAGTAATCATTAATGTTTACTTGAGATAGCATACTTAAATAATCTCTAGGAGCATATCGTTTTATTAGCTCAGCATGAAGTTCATCTTTGCTTGTATTTAACTTACTAGCTAATTCAGTTACTAGAACCCAGTAATACGAATTCATGCTTTTAGTTCTTTTTTCACTAAACGGTTCTATCTTAACATCGTACACTTTGTCTTGGTCTAGATTAGATACTTCAATTAGTAACTTGTTCTTCTTGAATAGTCCTTTCATTCTCTCCCTCCATATATTTCTTAACGAGCTCTAATGCCATTTCTTCGTTTATTGGTAAATCAACATATTTTCGCACATTTTCTCTTAAATGAAGTCCTTTAAGCGCTTTAATTTCAGTCTCATAGCATTGTTGATATCCAATTCTGTAAAGGTTAAGTTGATATGCTAAGTATTCTTTATCAAGCACTGATGTTCTTTTTATATCTCCTAAAGCTGTATCTCCATTTTCTAGCTTTAGTACTAAGTCTAACCGACCGGCTGCTATTGGTTCATTATCTTGAAATAAGATAATCGGTACTTCGTTGTCTAAACATTCAAAGTTGTAATGTTTCTTTAAGAATTTGTAATTCTTTAATTCCGGAATATTAATATCAATTCCTAACTTCTCATAATTCTCAATGCTCTCGTGAACTTCAGTTACTTTTTTGGCCGCGTTGTCTAGTACTTCTTTTGATATACCAGCATATTTATTTCCAAACTTAACTTTCAGTATCTGTGTGATACTGGGAACACACACCCCATCAACTAAATACTGGTGTATTTCGTCTATATATTCAAGTGTGTGTTCTTTTATCTCCCAGGTATCCATTATTTATTTAACCTTTACTCTGATAGAACTTTTAACTGGAGAAAACTTGACATATTCATCATATAAATCTGAATTTTCTTCTCTAAACTTTTTGCTATCAAATGTTTCTCTTTCTGCTGGTGCAATGTAAGTTATCGTTAAATCATCAGTTTCAAGTTTAAGTATATTTTTGTTTTCCATTTCGGTTAGAATATTTTGTTTTAGTTCTTCTTCTTTTTCTTTTATTTCTTTAATTGCTTTTTCAAACTTTGCTATGTTCTTTGATACTTCAGCATTAAGTATCCCTATTCCGTTTTCAACTTTAATTAGTTCCATTTTTCTTTTCCTCCAATTTTTGTTTAATTCTTTTAATAACTTCACTAGCTGCTTCCATTGACATATCTTGTAACTTTTCAAGACCATTAGCTAGTAGCAGTTTTTCTAAATTATCAGCTTTATAAAATTTTACAATTTCTTTTATTTGAGCTGGTGTAATTTTTATATCAGTTTCTGTAGTTTTTTCTTCTATCTTTTTATCAGTTTCTGTAGTTTTATTCTCTATCTTTTTAGCAGTTTCTTTAACTCCCTCATCTTCAGTTCTTTTTAAAAATTCGTCACTTTCACTATCGCTGTATATTCCTGAATAAGCTATCTTGCTATTTTTTAAAATTACCCTATCCATACATCTTTTTAAAGCCATAGCGTAAGGGTAATCATTTTTACAATTACTTTTACTTACTTCTCCTACTTCATAAATTCCTTGTTCGGGACAATTGTAAGCAAATACCAATGAGTTGTTAAAACCATCTTTGTCTATAGTCACACACTCAGGTTTAAATTTTAATTTTTCTTCTAATACATCATTTACTTTTAAACAGCCATCGTGACTTATAATTAATCCACTATACATTGCTTTAGTTTTGTTAGCATAAGTGTTAACTAATATCCAAAAGTCACTTGCTTTAAGTATTCCTTTAAATTTAGCACTTTCTAATAATTCAACGGCTTTGTTTTTTGCTTCTTTGTATTTTGGTGTATGATATTCAACTGGTATTTTTTGACCATTTATATTTTCTATTTCTTTTTCGCCAAAATCATACTTATCATTTTCCTTTGCTTTCATTAGTCCTCCATAAACTTTTTAATACTCTTTAATAAGTCTTCCACTTTATTTGCAAATTCTTTATCTTTCTTCATTTCTCTTTCAAAGCTTGCAAATTCTATACCATGCTTTACAGCGTTTATTAACTCATTTTCTGTCATAGCTTTATCGTTAAATAATCTAATTGCTAGCATTCCAATTAGTGCTTCTATGTTGTCCTTACTTCCAAACACAAAGCATTCTTTCTCGTTTATTAACATCATGCCTTCCTTTGTATTTTCTATAGATTTTAAAAATCTGTTTTTATTAATTTGAATTAGTTTTTGTAATTCCTTAACATAATTTTCTTTGTTTGTTTCAATTTCTTTTTTCATTTTTTATCTCCTATCTTTCTTCTATTAAATTTTCTTTTGCCCACCACTCACATACATCAATTGGAATTCTCGTTCCAGGATTTTCTTTTGCGTAAAATGAGTTTAATATTGCTATCTTTTCTGTACCTGTTACCACTTTTAATAAAACCTTTAAGAACTTATCGTAAGTTAGCTGAAAGTCTTCTTCTTTCATAGACATAAGACTTTCGTACTTTTCTTTCGTGAATTCTTTGTTGAAGTATTTCTCGGTTCTTGATTTAATGTAGTCTACACTTCTATGTCTAGCTTCATGTAAGTTCATGGCTTCGTGATAAAATATTCTTCCACACCAGTTACACTTTTCTGTAATTATTCTTTTCTTCGTTTCTTCCTTAGGTTCGTAAATAAAGATTTCAAGTTTTGGTGGTATTGTTTTAAAACCATTCTTTTTGTGCTCAGCGTATTTTAATTCTGCTACTTCTTTCTTGAGCTTCATAAGTTGGTCTCGCCACACTTGGTATTCATCAGGTGTTAAGTCAAACTTTGCATAGTCTTTTTTGATTTGCTGAATAAATTCCATTACTTCATCATTACTCATTTGATATCCTCCCATCTCTTTTGATTTAAGAAAGTTGATGGATAAGGAATGTATTGTGAGTTTTCCCATTGTTTGTCGTTCTTAAAGAATGCTATTGCTAGTAATATTTGTTTTCTTGTTTCTTCGCTTGGTGGATGTTTTAAATACCACTTTTTTGTTTCTTCTTTATTTCTTTTCTTTGGGTATAATTTCCAAAATTCTTCAAAACAATAGAGACTATATATTTCTAATAATTTTTTATCTTTTCTAAAAGTATTTCTAAATTCTATAAATTTACTATCTTTTAAAATTTCTATATTAGCTTTTATTTTATTTAATTCATTTATTTCTAATTCTAATATATTATCTACATTATTATTAACATATACATTTACATCTGATGTTGTTTCGCTTTCGCTTTGAATTTTGGTTTTGTTTTCGGTTTTTCTAGGTCTACCACCTTTGCTACCATTAACAACCTTAGATTTGTACGATTTTATGGGCTTTGATATGTTTTCCCATATAATTTCTTCGTATGAATTTTCTTCGAATTTAGGTTTTTCTTCTTTGAAATAAAAGTCCAATAATTTGCCAAGAAAATCATCTCTTTTTTCTTTTGGTTTAATAGTGTCAATTAACCTAAATATTTCTAAATATAATGTAAAATTTTTTGGTGTCATACTTTTTCCCTTTCCCTAGTTTTTTAACCAATACCCCATTTGATTTTTCTCTATAAATTTGATATAATGTTTTATAGAAAGATTTGTACAGGTCTTTCTTTTTTTATGCTATAAAACTACTTGCTACAAGACTTACAACTGCTACTATTCCTATCAATTTCCATGCTTTAATGTGCTCTTGCAATTGTTCTTCGCTATCAAAGAAATAATCTATTATCTTATTCATGTTCTCTTTCTCCTTTCTTAATTTTTCCTGCTATAGTATTCATTTAAAAACTCATTTACAAGATTAACTAAATATTTTTTTTCATCATCAGTAATTGGGTTAACAACTTCAACTTTCCATTCATTCATTTTGTTTTTCCTCCACTGATAATTTATGTTTTTTGATACTTATTTGTGTTTTTGTCACGCATTAAGTTTCTCCTTTCTTTTTTTGTCTTGCTGGGACTTATTTTTTTATTATTACTTTTGTATCAATAATTTCAATTGTGCTTTTACCTAATAAATCATAACTATTCCAAACACAACACTCATAATAAGCATTCCTATGCAACCAATTAATAACAAATGTAAACAGACTTTCGTTATTTTTTCTTCTTTGTCAATACTATTTTCTTTACTTCTTGATTTTCTTAACATAGCACTCTCCTATTCTTCTATTTCTTGTAATTTTGTATTACTTTTAATGTCATTTAGAAGTTCTTTTATTTTTTCTAACTTTTTAATTAACTCTTCATATCCAATAAGTTTTATAGATATTTCTACACAATTCTTGTCCATTATTTACTCCTTTCTTTATTTTTTCTTGATATTTCTTCCTCACTCCTTTAAAATATAAATAAAGGAGGAATAAAATTGAATTGGTTATTAGAGGGATTAGTTGTTAATATTATTTGGGCATTTATCATTTGGTTTACAAAACCTATTAAGAAAGAAACAATTAAACAAATTAACATAGACAAAATCAAAAATTATTTAGGTGTAAGAATTATAGTTTTCATGACATTTTCACTTTTAGCACCATTTTTATTGATTAATTTGTTTTCGAAAGACAAGATTTCCGTCTTTCTTTCATTTATTACTTTTCTTAATTTTTTTGCAATACTGTTTCAGTTTTTGAAAGACCTTAATTCTTTTCTTGAAAATATAACGATTAAGAAAAAATATAAACGTCCAAAATAGAAATTTACCAAAACTCATATTCCTCTCCTATTCTTCTTTTTCTTGTAATTCACCATTTTGGTGAGTTGTGGGTAAAAAAATATCATCCACTTTTAAATTGAAATACTCTGCTATTTTAAACATTTCGTCACCATTAAATTTAGTTTTGCCTAGTTCTTTTGAACCATATTGTTTAGTAGTTATGCCTAACAACTGAGCTAATTCATTTTGTGTAATCTTTTGTTCTTTTCTTAAAAGTATTAATTTGCTTTGCAATTTTTACACTCTCCTTTCCTATTGCACTTTCATTTTATCACCATTTTGGTACATAGTCAACACTTTTTTTGCCTTTTTACAACTTTTTCTTCCATTTTGGTGTTTTTTGTGTTATTATATTAATGAAAGGGGAATTAAT